CAAAAGGCTTGTGGCTTTTCAACTCATTACCCTTCAGATAGTACGAGGGCTCCGACCTGCGAATTGACGACGAAACCTACTAGAGATTTCACATTTCTGGACCATGGTTTAACGTTCGCACGTTACCCAAATCTTGTTTATAGCCATTATGATTTCTTTGAAAGGCTATTTCGCATCCAGTCCAAGGACTTCTTTGAAAGAAGAATCTCCGAACGAGATACTGATATTGTGGGCAAGGTGGTAGGTCTTACCAAAGATCGGGGAATGAAGGTTCGCTTTATAGCGAATCCTTTCAGAACCTTACAAACCGCTTTATCCCGCCTTAAAAATGCGACGGAGCTGTTGTTAAAGGATCTTCCAGAATCCGCAGTCTTCGATCAGGAAAGAGGTGTACAATGGGTAGCCAAAAAGCTAGAACAAGGTCATAAAGTTTCATCAATTGACCTTTCCTCTTGTACGGATTTCCTTCCTTTAGCGTATCAGCTGGATCTACTAAACACTCTCTTTCCTCTGTTAAAGGAGGATATTTCAGTTTTTGAGAGTATCTCTAGATCATATTGGTTCACACCATCAGGTGAGGAGATCAAGTGGGAAACCGGACAGCCATTAGGCACCGGCCCATCTTTCTCGGCCTTCACTCTCTTCCACTTATTCCTTGTAAGGAGTATTGGAGGAGATGCTTCTAATTTCAGAATTATAGGGGATGACATTGTTATGTCGTCGTCTCCTTTGGTTAGGAGGTATCTGAGGGTCATGGAAGGCTTGAAAGTTCCTATCTCACATCAGAAATCACTTTTTGATAGTGGGGTTGCTGAGTTCGCTGGTAGAGTTATTGATAAATTTGGCAAATTGCCAGTTTATAAAGCTTCACCTACCGATCTTGTTGATGATCCGCTTGGAGTAATTCGCCAATACGGGTCAAGGGGGTTAGATTTAGTCCCCAAGAACTTAAGAGCTATGATCAAAACAGTCTCCACTCTGCCTAGTCCATTTGGATTTGAGCTTTTTAGCGAAGATCTGAATGACATACCACCCGAAGTGTTTTATCACTTATTCTCAGAAAAATTGCCGCTTTTGGCGACTAGTTTCCGAGTCACCCGCATAGAAGGGCTTTTGGCCCTGCAGGTGAAAGACGGGTGTACAGCCAGCGGCATCCCTCAATGGGTTGTCGAAATGGCTTTCCCTCCTCGACCCCAACCGGGTGTAGAGGAAGAGGTCAGATATTATGACCAGGGACCTGTAATAGGCCAGGGCATATGGAGTATCCATCTGGTTAGTAAT